CTCCGACGAACAGGGCGACAAAGCCCACGTAGAGAACAATGTTGACCTTTCTGTTCTTGTACATCGAGCCCATGGTCAGGAGCATCAAGACCGCCATCGGAGCGACCATCATGAGCGCCATGTAGAACATATTCAGGTTGTTATAGAAATCCGGCGGACCGTCGATCATCGAAAACATCACCAGATACATGATGACTGTGCTGACCGCGAGGTTGATCGCAAGTCCTGCGTAGTGCGATTTCATGAGCTTCTCCTGCTAATCGCCACCCGATCCAAGCAGTTCTGGGGCGCCTCATAGCAACGCTTCCCGTGCAGCGGAGGTTCAGGCGCTCGGCCAGACCATGCGCTTCACGCTGAAGACCAACGACCTCGCTAAGGGACTGGCCCAGGCCGAGTGCGATGCAGCGCGCTCCGTCACCAGTGCCATGCGCGAGGTGACGGAGAGGCTGAAGACGGAGCTGCGCGCCGACGTGGTCGACGCCAGCCTCGGACAGCGTCTCGCTAACACCTGGCGCGGCAAGACCTACCCGGAGGGCGGCATCAGCCTCGAAGCCGCGTCGTTCGTCTGGTCGAAGGCTCCCAACATCGTGGACGCCTTCGACCGCGGCGTGACCATCAAATCGAGTCGCGGCTTCTGGCTGGCGATTCCGACGGCCGCAGCCGGCGTTAAGGGCATCAGCGCAACAGGCGCCATGAAGCGGATCACCCCTGGCGGCTGGGAGCGCCGCACCGGAATGCGGCTGCGCTTCATCTACCGGCGCGGACAGCCATCGCTGCTCGTCGCGGACAATGCGCGGCTGAGCAAGAAAGGTTTGGCAAGGCCGAACATCGGCCGCACGCGGGCGGGGGCGCAGCTCACGCGTTTGAAAGGCCGCTCGACCGTCGTCGTGTTCCTCCTGGTCCCGCAGGTCACATTGCAGAAGCGACTCGATATAGCGGCGATCGCGCAATGCTGGGCGGACCGTCTGCCAAGCGTGATTGCCGGACATTGGAGATGAACGTGAAGCACAGGGTCGCCGCGGTCCTGATGACGTTCTTGTCGTTCATCTTCATCATCTCTGTACTGGTGACGAGCCTCCAGTGACGAGCAAACGCGAACAGGTGCTTGGAGCGATCAAGGCTCTCGTTGCAGCAGCGCTCCCCGGCGCCGACGTGAAGCGCAACCTTGCCAAGGCCGAGCGCATCCCTCCCGGTGGCCTGGTCATCATCCGCGACGGCGACCCCGGCGAGCCCGAGGTGCTGCTCTCGCCACTCACGTACATCTACACGCACCGCATCCCGCTCGAGGTCGCGGCCTACGAGACCTCGTCGCAGCGGCGCGAGCAGGTCCTCGACGAGATGCTGGGCGCGATCGGCACGGCCGTCGCAGGCGACCGCACGCTCGGCGGCCTCTGCGACTTCATCGAGGCGGAGGCCCCGGCCACCGACGATGTCGAGACCGCGGGCGCTCGCGCCGGTCGCTGGGCCGACGCCGCCATCCTCGCGGTCTACGGCACGACCGACCCGCTGAACTGACTTCAGAATATTCTTGGAGATTTGGTGATGGCGCTGCCGCGGCCACTGCCATCTGCTGCATGCGTGCGCGAGTTGCTGCATTACGATCCGAGCACGGGACGCTTCACATGGCGCGCTGGTCCAAAGTCCGGAACAACCGCCGGATCGATCAGTGGACGGTACGTCCAGATCATGATCTGCAAGAAGAATTATCTAGCCCATCGTCTGGCCTGGCTCTACGTGCATGGCCATACGCCGCCCCACGAAATCGATCACGTGAACGGCAATCCGCGCGATAACCGGATCAATAATCTGCGGCTCGCCTCAAAGGCGCAGAACGCTCAAAACCAGAGACGCAGCGCAAAGAACTCTTCGGGGCACAAAGGCGTCTCCTGGAGCAGACACAAGCAGCGCTGGCGGACTGTCATCAAAGTTGGAGAACGCAGCATTCACCTCGGCTACTTCCGCGACCTCGCGGCAGCAGCCGAGGCATACCGCCGTGCTGCCGTCAGATATTTCGGTGACTTCGCGCGCGCAGCCTGATCGCGGACCCTATCCAGGAAAAGGAGTGACAGATGGCCAGAGCCCGTGGGACCAACGCGTCCATGGCTGCCGCATTCGAGACGACCTACGGCACGCCTCCCGTGGCCGGTTACAAGAAACTCCCCTTCGTCTCTTCGGCGCTCGGAGACGAGCAGAACCTGATCTCGAGCGATCTCCTCGGCTACGGCCGCGAGCCGCTGCCGCCGAGCCGGGACGTCGTCAACAACGAAGGCGACGTTGTGGTGCCCGTAGATCTGCGCAACTTCGGCTATTGGCTGAAGCTCCTCCTCGGTACGCCGACCTCGGTCGACAATTCCGGGGTCTTCACCCACACATTCGTATCGGGCGCGCTCACGCTGCCCTCGATGTCGATCGAGGTCGGCATGCCCGAAGTCCCAAACTATGGGATGAACTTCGGCGTGCGCGCCAACTCGATGCGCATTCAGCTGCAGCGCTCGGGTCTTCTCAACGCCACCATGAGCCTGATCGCGCAAGGCGAGACGAAGGCGGCTTCGTCCGGCGCCGGCAGCCCCACCGAGGCGGTGATCGAGCGGTTTTCGCAGTTTATGGGCGAGATCAAGCGCAACGGCACCGCGCTCGGGCAGATTGTCTCGGCCGAACTCATGTATTCGAACAACCTCGACAAGGTCGATGTGATCCGGCCGGACGGGCGCATCGAGGACGCGGATCCCGCCATGGTCGGCGTGTCGGGTACCGTGAACATCCGCTTCGCCGATACCGTGCTGCTCGATCAGGCCGTGGCCGGCACCGCGTGCGAGCTATCTTTTGGATGGGCGATCAACGCCGACAAATCGCTCCTGTTCACGGTGCATGAAGTCTATCTGCCGAAGCCGAAGCAGCCGATCACCGGACCCGGGGGTATTCAGGTGGCCTTTGCCTTCCAGGCCGCTGATGATCAAGGTCTCGGAAAATCCATGACTGCAGAATTGGTGAACGACGTAGCGGCATATTGAGTTACGATCATGCCCGCAGCCGGCCGAAGCAACATAGAGACGCCATGGGATTTTACGACACGCATATATTGCCGCAGCTGATCGCGCTCGCCATGAAGCAGCTCGATCTCGCGGCCTATCGCGCTCGCATTGTCCCCGCCGCGCGAGGTCGTGTCTTGGATGTTGGGATTGGGTCAGGATTGAACCTGCCATTTTACGGCCCGACAGTTGAGCAGATTTTTGGGCTCGACCCCTCCTCCAAGCTTCTCCAGATGGCCAGAAGAGCAGGCGATGCGAGTGGACATGACTTGCGTCTGATCGAGGGCTCGGCAGAAGCAATTCCGCTCGAAGCCAAGAGCATCGACACCGCTGTTGTGACCTTCACCCTCTGTTCGGTCAAAAATCTCTTGGCGGCGATGTCGGAAATCCGCCGTGTGCTCAAGCCAGGCGGCGAACTGCTGTTCGTCGAACACGGGCTAGCGCCGGATCAGAAGGTTGCCGCCTGGCAGCGGCGGCTGACCCCGCTGTGGAAACGGTTCGCAGGCGGATGTCATCTCGACCGCGATGTCCCGAGCTCTTTGAGCAAGTCTGGCTTTGAGATCGTCAAAATGCAACGCGGTTATATGCGCGGGCCGCGCGTCTTGACATTCATTTCGGAAGGCAGTGCCCACCCGACCTAACGCTGCCGCCGATTAGGCTACTCAACCCAACCGAGGAATTTCTCGATGCTCAAACTCGCGTTCGATCGCGAGCCGTTCTGGCTCGACCTGCTTCCTGGCGTCCGTGTGCAGTTTCGACCGATTACTGTTGCCGCGATCCTGCTGGCGCGCACGGCGGCGGCCGACGTGCTGCGCATCGCGGGAGAGGATGCCATGGTGAAGGCCGGCGTCGCATTTACGTGTTCGCTCGCGCATTCGGGCATTGCCGCCTGGGAAGGCATTGGCGACGCGGACGGCAATCCCGTTGATCCGACCAGGGAGACGATCGATGCCGCGCTCGAACTGTGGTCGGTGTTCGATGCGATCGATCGGCTCTATGTCGGCCCGGCGCTCCTGCAGGACGCCGAAAAAAACGTCTGATCGCTCTCGCCGAATGGCACTTCGGCGGGGGCGGAGGCTATTGCGCGGCGTGCCCGAACTCTTGCGCCACCTGCCCGTACCTCAAACACGCGCCACAGACTCCGGACGGTATCGCCGCCTGGGCCGTGCTCAAGCGCGCGGCCGGGCAAGTCCGAGCCGTCATGGGCGGGGTCTACGCGCTCGATTTCGGGGCGGTGCTGATGCTCGCGGAAGCGATGGGCGCGCTCAACCCGCTTCTCATTGAGCTCCTCCCCGAGATCGAACCGATCATCGTGCGCGCCTATGCTCGCGATTCCGACTGAATGAGCACCACGCGACTGCGAGCGTAAGCGAGCTATGTCCACCACAAGTGTCTCGATCCGCCTCGGCGTCGAGGGCAAGGCGGACGTCAAGCGCGCCTTCGACGAGGTCGGCAAGGCCGGACAAGATGCGTTCCGCGGTGTCGCGACCTCGATGGACGCGGCGGGCGCTGCGGCCGATCGCGAGACGCAGCGGCTGCAACGGCTCGCTCAGGCCGCCAAGCAGGCGGCCGCAGCCGACCAGGCGCAGCGCAGCTTCAATGCGGTCCTCGGGATCAGCACAGCGCCGCCGAAATCGGCGCGCGAATCGGCCGAGGTGTTCGCGCAGACAGCGAAAGCTGCGGAAGACCTGCAACGGCGGACCGATGCGTTGCGGGCGCAGATCGATCCGCTCGGCGCCGCGCAAAAGAAGCTCAATGCCGAGATCGCGGAAGCCAACGCGCTCTACAAGGCCGGCGCCATAACCGCGAAGGAACAGGCCGCAGCGCACGCGCTCGCGCAGGCGCGCTATGATTCCACGGCGAGAGCCCTCGGAGGGATCAGCTCGACCGGCAAGCTCGCATCGCACCACCTCGCCAACCTGAGCTATCAGCTCAACGACGTCTTCGTCAGCCTTGCGTCGGGCCAGAGCCCGCTGATGGTGCTGATCCAGCAAGGTTCGCAGATCGCCCAGGTCATGGGTCCGGTCGGCGTGACCGGCACGATCAAGGGCGTCACTGAGGCGATCACGTCTATCGTCACACCCGCGCGCTTCGCCGCCGGCGCGATCATTGGCCTAGCCGTCGGAGCAGCAACCGCCTACGAGACCTTCCTGCGGCACCAGAAGCAGGTCGAGGCTGCGCTGCTCGGGGCCGGCCGCATCGCGGGCGCAACGATCGGCGACATCAACCGCATCGTGGCGGCCGGCGCGAGTGCGGGCAATGTATCGGTCGCCGCCGCTCGCGACATGGCGATCGCGTTCTTGCGGACCGGCAGGATCGGCAAGGAGCACTTCGAGAGCCTGATCGCCGTCGCCAAGAACTATGCCGTGACAGTCGGGACCGACGTGGATGGCGCAGTCAAGGCGCTCGCCGACGCCTTCGCCGATCCGGTCCGCGGCGCAGAGACCCTCAACAATCAGCTTGGCTTTCTTGACGACCGGACCCGGCAGTATATCCGCCGGCTGGTCGAGCAGAACGACCGCACATCCGCCCAGCGCGTCCTGCTCGATGCGATGCGCGGCAGCCTGGCCAATGCGGAAACTGCGACGACCGCGCTGAGCCGGGCCTGGGACGCAGTCAAGCGCGCTGCTTCCAATGCGTTCGACGCAGTCGGGCGCGTCATCGACCGGGCGAGCGGCGGCGGGAGCCCGGAGGAGCAGCTAGCGCGAATCGAACAGCAGCTGGCCGCGCTCTCGCGCGGGGGCGGCGCGCCGTCATCCGTGCTCGCCAATCTGCGGCGGCAAGCCGATGAACTGCGTGCCAAGATCGCCGACGCCCGCAGGCAAGCGGACATCGGCCGCATCGAGGCGGACGCGCGCGAGCTCTCGCTCAAGGTGGGTGACGCGGTCCGCCAGGTCGTTCCCGGCGCCGAGACCATCCGCCAGCTCGAAGGCTTGCGCTCCTCGCTCGGCCGTCTGCTCGAAGACCCGCTTGCCGCGCGTCACGTCGACAATCTGCGGGACGTCGAGAACGCCTACCGGCGCGTGACGCAGGCGCTGGAAAGCTATTCCGGCGAGAACATCCGATTCCTCGACCCGCAGGAACGAAAGCTCCGCCTTCAGCAGATCGAAATCGCGCTGATCAACGCGACGACGCCGGCGCAGCGCGCGGCGCTCGAGGCCGAGCGCGCCCGCATCGAACTGATCGGCCAGTCGGTCACGCCGGAACAGGCCGCGCTGTCGGTGCAGCAGGCGCGGCAGCGCGTGTTCGCCGAGACCGCGCGCTTCATCCGCGACTATGTGCGTGACCAGCAGTTCGCCATCGAACAGACGCAGGCAGAAATCACCTTCATCGGCAAGAGCGTCGAGGAGAAGGATAAGTTCATTGCCCGTCTCAAGGCCGAACAGGACCTGCGCCGACAGGGCATTTCCGCCGCAAGTGCCGAGGGGCAGATGATCCTCGCCAATGCCGGACGGCAAGCAGCCCTCAACGCGCAACTCGATCGTGCGCGCGAACTGGTGCAGGGCTGGCAGAGTGTCTTCGATTCATCGATGAACCGCTTCGCAGACCTGTTGGTGCAAGGCCAGCGCGACTGGCAATCCTGGCTCGATGCCGGCCGCGCGGCGATCGCTGACATTCACCGCGAGCTGCTCAAGCTCGCCGTGCTCAATCCGCTCAAGAACCTGCTGTTCGGAACGGGTGCGCCGACCCTGTCGACGGCTGGCGGTCTCCTCGGCAGCTTGTTCGGAGGTGGCGGTACCGGCTTCGGCCCGGTCGCCTCGGCTGCACGCCTGTTCGGTTCGCCGATCTATCACCTTGGCGGCGTTGCAGGAGACGTGGCTCCGATGCGCTTCGTTCCGGCAAGCGTGT